TAGTCAAAGATTTGGTCTTGTAGCTGATGAACGTGCTGGGTATTATTCGGCTGATGATAGAAATTATGCTTATGGTATTTTTACACGTGATGACCCTGGTTATAATATAAATAATGAAGTAATACCTTACAATCTAGCTCTTTTGGTGTGCATAAAATATTAAATCTTTATTTTTTAATGTTTTTTTATTATAAATGAACATTAGTGAATTAAACACAGTACGTTTATATGATACTGTTGGAACTATAATGTATTTTGGGACCGAGACTGTTCCATATGGCTGGCTTGAATGTAATGGTTTTACACTTTATGTATCTGATTATCCTGAACTCTATGCATATATAGGAAATAAGTTTGGTGGAACTAGTAATTCAACATTTAAAATACCTGATTTACGTCAAAGATTTATACGTGGCTTTGATAAAGGACGTGGACTTGACCCCAATAGATCTATGGGTTATGTGTCTATTTCTGGTATGTTTATTATTGACGGTGTAGCATTCAATGGTTATAATGGTCAGGAATTTCAAGAACAAATGCTAAACCAACATAGACATTGGGTATCTGGTACAGTATTAGGTAATAGAGATTATAGTAATACGGGAGGTACATATGAAGAATATGGTGTGATTGCCGATGCTGGAGGCTCTAGCACGACAGATCGTAATTCTAGTGTTGGTAGAAATGTACGTGACACTGGAACAGCTGGAAATTATGGTACAAAACCAAGAAATTTAGTTTTGATGGCATGCATAAAGTATTAAATTGTTTTTTCTTTTTTCTTTTTTATTATTAAATGAACATTAGTGAAATAAGCAGTGGTGTACAAGTAAATGTAATGGTAGGTACAGTGGTTTACTTTGCAAGAACATCAGCGCCTATTGGATGGCTTGAATGTAATGGTGCTTCTTTAAACCGAGAAGATTATAACTATCTTTATAGTGTTGTTGGTACACGTTATGGATCCGTTGACTCAAATAGTTTTAATTTACCTGACTTACGTGGTGAATTTATACGATGTTGGTCACATGGTATTGGTGAAGATTATAGTCGTTCTATCGATAGTAATTTTCAGTTAGATACATTTGAAAACCACGTACATTGGATGTCTGGTGCACCCATTGATGATCGTAATTTTAGCGGAAGTGGTAATACTAATTACCAAACACATGGTCTTGTCTCCGATGCAAGTAGTTATAGTATAATGGATCATTACAGTGGTGCTGGAAGAAATACGCGCGTTGATCCAGATCATTCTAGTCGTGGAGGAGTAGATGAAACACGACCACGAAATATTGTGTTATTAGCATGCATAAAGTATTAAATAAGTTACTTTTTTCTTTTTCTATTTTAAATGAACATAAGTACAATAGATGCAACTAGTTTAATAGATATATTAACTGGTTTAATATTATTTTTTCCCAAATCTAGTCCTCCAATAGGATGGATTGAATGTAATGGTGCTGCTTTAAATAGAGATGACTATCCAGATTTATATAATAGCGTGGGGTTAACATATACGTCTGGTGATGATGGAGCTACATTTAATGTTCCTGACTTACGTGGTGAATTTATACGGTGTTGGGACAATGGTCGTGGTGTTGATAAGTACCCTACTTATACATACGGTGGCTCTACAACAGAGTCAAATAGACAATTTGATTCGAATGTTCAGAGTTATGCAACAAAAACAATAATTGGTTCTATGTATAAAATATCAGAAACATTTGCTAATTATGGTTCTGCTAATGGACCTATGTGGAGATCTGGTGGTTATTATGCTGGGAATACTCCAAATCACGTTGATAGTAGTGGTACCGGGTCTTTTGAATTTAATTCATCACGAGTATCAAATTCTAGTCTTGGAGAAACAAGACCAAGAAATATTGCTTTATTAGCGTGTATAAAATACTGAAAGCATTATTTTATTTTCTTTTTCACTATTAAATGAACATTAGTGAAATAGTTGTTAAAAACATAGATGTAATGATTGGAACAGTTGCTTATTTTGCTTGTTCTAGTCCTCCAATCGGTTGGCTTGAATGTAACGGTGCAGTATTAAATAGATCTGATTATATTGAATTATTTTCAGAAATAGGAACTACATATGGATACACAAATAGTGATAATTTTATTCTTCCTGACTTACGTGGTGAATTTATACGGTGTTGGGACAATGGTCGTGGTGTTGATAAATACCCTACTTATACATACGGTGGTTCTACAACAGAGTCAAATAGACAATTTGATTCGAATGTTCAGAGTTATGCAACAAAAACAATATCTGGTAGTGTCGCTTATGTATCAGAAACTTGGGCTTATAATGGATCTGCATATGGTGTGTTTAGAAAACCACAATACGGTGGATATGGACAAGGATTGACACCAAGTAGTACCGACGATAGTGCTGGTGGGGCAGTTTATTTTGATTCATCAAGAGTTATTAATAGTAGTCTGGGAGAAACAAGACCACGAAACGTAGTTTTAATAGCATGTATAAAGTATTAAAGCGATTATTTATTTTCTTACGGTATGTAAATGAAAGTAAGTGAAATAAAAACAAATCAAATAAATTTAATAGTTGGTACTGTTGCATATTTTGGTCGTTCTAGCGTACCAAAAGGTTGGTTAGAATGTAACGGTGCTTCTTTAATTAGAAATGATTTTATAGATTTGTTTAACATAATAGGTACTACATATGGTTCTGTTGATGCTAATAGTTTTAATTTACCTGACTTACGTGGTGAATTTATACGGTGTTGGGACAATGGTCGTGGTGTTGATAAATACCCTACTTATACATACGGTGGTTCTACAACAGAGTCAAATAGACAATTTAATTCGAATGTTCAGAGTTATGCAACAAAAACATTAACTGGTCAAATGTATAAAATTTCAGAAACTTGGGCATATGGAGGTGGTGGTGGTTCTGGTCCATTTTGGAAACCACATTACGGTGGATGGAATTCATGGAATACGCCAAATGGTAGTGATGGAAGTAATAGTGGTATATTATATTTCGATTCATCAAAAGTATCAAGTAGTAGTCTTGGTGAAACCCGTCCACGTAATATTGCTTTATTACTATGTATAAAGTATTAACAATTAAATGTTTAAAACAGGCCAATTTACTGATGTTTCATCAAGTACGTGATAATATAAATTTATTTCTTTTAATTGTGGGTTACTATTGGAAGGTAAGTCTCTTAGTTGTTGCATATAATCTTTTACAATTTCTGGAACTTCCGTGTTAGTAGAAACAGCTCGTATTACATACCAATCTACTTCTGCCAACATTCTGTCTCGCTTATTTCGTAGTAATTGTACTGGATCAGGTTTTACATAATTCTTTTTAAATTCTTCTTCTGCTTTTTCCTCTTCAGTTAATGGTTTTGGTGGTTTATCTATAATTAACCAGTTATTACCATCGTATTTTGCTACTTTTGAAGGATTAGTTATTACTGGTGGTTCTTTTAATGTAGACTGTGCGGGTATTAAGTAGTTGTTTGGTCGTCTTGGATTTTCATGTGCTACTGTAATACCAATAAAAATACCAGTTTCTCTGTCATATGAATATGCTTGCATCTTTTATAACTTTATAATTTATTTTTTAATATATTTGTATATTATAAAAATGGAAACATATAATTTATACATGGGGTTTAATAATTGTGCACCAGTTAATTTTAAAAATTTGAAACACCTAGACACCAAAAGACAGTATTCAATGTCTGTTGAAGACTATAATATTATATATAAACCATTAAATACTCGTGTTGGTAATGAACATATACCACGTTCTGGAAATATTTAATTTAAAAATTGATTGTTATTTTTTAAATTTTAAAATGATTAAAGTGTATCCAAAAAAATTTAAAAAAGTTAACAGAAATAATAATTATGTAGTTAACAGAGAAAATATATGCAATTTAAATTTGATAAATATTACCGAAAACATTATGGATGGACAAATCGGTCTTAATGGTTGTATTCATGAACTAACTTGGCAAGATCTTGATAACAATACAAAAGAAAGAAAGCTTATACAGTATTGCAATAAAGTTAAAATCACAGATTGTCTTGACAACGAAGAATATGAAAGTTTAAAAAATATTTTGTTGTTTCAAGAAAAAAAGTTTGATGTTTTATACGATTCAAATTTAAGAACTATTAATAATATTTTAAATATTAAAAAATCCGAAAAAAAATTTTATTTTGAAACAACAAAAAAAATTTTTAATTATTTAAAATAATTATTTTTATAATCGTATAAATTTGTTGTACCCATGGAACGATTACAAGTTTGGCATATCGGTAATAAGTTTTCAATGTGGTTTGATCCTCCCTTTGCTACTGCCACTATGTGTCCTGCTTCAAAACTATTTATGTGGATTAAATCTGTACATACTTTACAATTACCAACAGCTGCGTATTCACCAAAATGATTTTTCCACAGTTTTTTTCTTATTCCAGAAGGTATATTTGTTCGTTGTTGTTTTTTTTCTTCTTTCATATAAATTGTAAAATCTGGTACTAGTCCAATGTAACAATTAAATTTTTCGCATTTTTTCCAACGTTCTGGATTTTTTACTTTGTATTCGTTTGTACTTTTTAAATTTTTTATTTTTTCATTTGCATTATTTAATTGTAACTTTAATTGTTCGTAAGTAATATTCTTATTAGGTTCAATGGAACTTGTAAAACTTGTAAAACTTGTAAAACTTGTAAGAGAATTTAAAAAATTATTTTCATTTATGTTTGGTTTTTGTGGTTTAGAAGATCTACTAATCATTCCTTTTAAACCACCATATTCTTCTA